GACAGCAATGTTATTAAAAAATCAAAAGGAAGTGAAGGGAGACCAATGGGAACTTGTAGAGTTTCCAGCCATCTTTGAAGATGGTAAACCGATGTGGCCAGAATACTGGAAACAGGAAGAATTAGAAAAAGCTAAAGCAACGTTGCCCACGGCTAAATGGAATGCTCAATGGATGCAAAATCCAACTTCTGAAGAAGGAGCCATTATTAAAAGGGAATGGTGGCGTAAGTGGGACAAGGACTGGGTTCCTAAACTTTATCATATTATTCAGTCTTATGACACAGCCTACCTTAAAAAGGAGACAGCCGATTATAGCGCCATTACAACATGGGGAGTTTTTAAACCTAGTGATGATTCAGGGGATAATCTTATTCTTTTAGATTCTATTAAAGGAAGATGGGAATTTCCCGAATTAAGAAGAAGAGCGCTAGCTAATTATAAATATTGGGATCCGGAAACGGTTATAATTGAGGCAAAAGCTGCTGGATTGCCGTTAACGTATGAGCTTAGACAAATGGATATTCCAGTTGTCAGCTTTACACCGAGCAAAGGAAATGATAAGCATGTTCGTGTTAACTCGGTCGCACCACTGTTTGAAAGTGGAACGATATGGGCGCCCACACAAAAATTCGCCGAGGAAGTGATCGAGGAATGTGCAGCTTTCCCTTTTGGGGATCATGACGATTTAGTGGATAGCATGACACAGGCTGTAATGCGCTTCAGGCAAGGTGGATTACTTAGACATCCTGAAGACTACAAAGAGGACAAAGTCGCGTATCACGACAGGCAGTATTATGGCTAAATATGATGAGCTCACAGAGCTTATAGCAAAATATTTTAAAAATCGTAGGGGCAAAGGTATCACCGGTACCAATGTCGCTAAAGTTATTACTAAAAAACAATTACATCAATTTCCGTCGTTGTCAGGCAAGATGAATAATCCGTTTGCCAACAGGAACTTTTCACTTCCCAATATCACACGGGAAAGAAGATATTATAAATTTAAAGAATTTGAAGACGACATCGTTAGAGATCTTACCAAAATGGTAAAATACGTTCAGAAGAACGATATCGAGCTAGGAGAAAAACTCCTGGCAAATCTCCAGTACAATCTGGACCTCGTTAAACAGCTGAGAAGGTTTACCAAAGAATCAGAAGATATTTTTCTTAAAGCGGGAAAAAATCCTGAAAAAATTCTTATTGCTGAAAGAAAGGCTGCTCCCAGTGGTGATGAATCATTAGTTGATAGTGCTGAAGGACTGGCTGAATCCGGAAGAAGACTACAGGATGCATTGGATGATATAGTAGAATCCGCTAATGATATGAGAAGGTGGGATTCTGTGGAAGAGGTGGCTAAACGAAAAGGTCGTTATGCAAGAAAAAACGAAGGTAAAGGTTTTGGAGACTCGGAAGCTTATTATAGAGCCTTCAGCCGTAAGCTGGCAACCATGCTGGACGATCAGGGAATCATTAAACTCGATCCTAAAGTAAGAAAAGGATTAGATGAAGCTTTGGACATGCAGGGAGGACACACTGTTTTAGAATACGTTGACCCGATTAGAGTAATCCGTGAACATTTTGGTGATGATATTTTTGAAACATTTCCAAGAGGTTTAAAAGATACAGATGTTTATACCAAGAAGCCTAAAGCAATAGATGATTTTATAAAATTACTTCCCGAACCTAAAAAAGTAAAGGTTGGAAGACCTATTGATTATTTAAGACCCGGAGAGTTTCAACAACGGATCACGGACCTCGAAGAGTCTATCCCGCTGATAGAGCGTGGAGACGGCTTCTGGCAGTCACCGGACGATATTCAAAATGCGATTAAAGATGTCCATAAGGATATTAAAACTCTAAAGGATGCAAAGGCTGATGTGTATCCAGAAAAAATATCTAGAGCGCAAGATATTATAGAAGGCGAAGATATTATAGAAGGCGAAGATATTATAGAAGGCGAAGGTATTATGAAAGAAGCCGATCCTGCTTTGGTTAAAGAACGAAGAGAAGGTTTAAAAGTTGTTGATAGAATTCCTGATGATCAAATGGTTCAGGATTTGGTTGATACTCAAATTTATTCAAAGGCTGAAATTGATTACATGGTTGAACTTAGAGGACCCGACAGTATAGGCGATCTATGGAGATCTCATGTTTCTAAAGGGCATATCATACCTGGTAAAGGAGATATTAAAACCGGAGCTAAAGGAAAAACTAGGAATGATACGCTTCAAGAAAAAATGTTTGATGGACTGATAGACCAGTGGAAGAAACAAGGTTTCACCGAAGACGAGTTAAGATTTGCTCTTAAAGATATTACGACCGATATGCCTGCGGACGAAGCGTATGGGTTAATGAAAAAACGTGCGCTCGAGATTGATGCAACAAAATCTAAACCTACAGTTAAAGACAAAACAATTGAAGAAATTTTAAATGATGTGTTGGGCGGAACTGCAGCTAAACCTAAAGCTAAAAAAGATAGACCGAGTATTCGTCTTATGAAAAACTATGAGCAAGAGTTAGATGATATTACTTTGGCTAAAGAAGGTTATAACCTTCAAGAAATTATGATTATAAAAAGAGCTAGAGATGTGATGAAAAAAGAAGGACAGAATCCTGACGATGCTTTAGCATGGGTTCGAGGGGAAATGGCTGATGAAGCAGGAGTTGAGTTTGAAGAATTTATGTCCGATTTTGATTGGGGTGATTTCCCCGGGAAAGATAATTTAGCAACTGGAGGAAGAGTTGGATACAACCAAGGAATGTCTTTGGATCAAATTTTAGAAATGGTTAATACTAAACATGGACTGGGTAGTCTAAAACTGGCAACGGATCCGAGTGTTATAACAAATCCTAATCCTGGAATTGCCAACAGGGAAATGTGGAATAAATTTAATAGTTGGTTTAACAAAATAGATTAATGGCTAAAAACTTTACAATCGATTACGCAACAGGAGAATTGGACATGGGAGCGGATACGCTTCGTGAAAAATTCGATCTTGATGAAGTTACATTCAGACAACCTAACCTAGGACAACGGTATAATCTTGGGGGAGTGGTGAGAGCGGGATTTAGTGAAGGCTCCTCTTTTTTAGATAGTATGAAGATTCGTTATAATTTAGGAGATGAGACTATAACCCAACTTAACACCTTATGGGAGAAAAATAAAAATCTAAAAAGCATTCATACATTTCCTAATAAAGCCAAAGATACAATTATTGCAGATCGATTAACAGATTTTGCTTCTGATTTTAAAGAAATCATGAATCGTTTACCTACCGCTAATGAGATTAAAGATTTTAAAGCTTCCAGTGTTACAACGACGAGCACTAATAAAGCTAAATTTTTAAAAGATGGAGTTAACTTCATGGAAGAGGCGGATTGGATGAAGAAGATAAAAAGAATTGACCAAGTGACTCCTGATAGTCCTCAAGTTAAAAAAGCCTTTGAGCTGTACGATAAAGGCTGGAAAAAAATAAATATTGCTGAAGAGTTGGGCATAGATCGAACGCATTTAAGAAAATGGTTTCATAAATTTAGACCAGAGGATATTGGAGATATAAATAAACCTGCAGGACAAAAATATAATTATAAAGCTGTACGAGCTCAACGAATTCGAGAGCTCAAATCCCTGTTGAAAAAAATGCCGGGAGGTGAAAAAACTTTAGCGCAAACGATTAAGGTGATGGATCAGATTTGGGATAAGAATGATGAAATTCTGAAAATGACAGATGATGAAATTTGGAACAATAAAAAATTTAGAGATGCAATGAGTTTAGATGTTACTGGATTAAAAAAAGGAAAAGGTATTAATTTTAATCGTTATGCCGATTTAAGCAAAGAAGAATTTGCAGCTAAAGTAAAAGCAATGGCAAAGAATAAAGAGTTCTTTCAGCCGGAACATATTATTCCTATTAGTAGTAAACGAACGGCTTCTTTATTTCCTAAAAATATTCAAGTGGCTATTGGCAAAACAGGAAGTCAAATGGAAGTCTTAAAAAATTTCATTCTTAATAATCCTGACGATGCAAGAATTAAAAATATTAATCATTTTTTAAAAAATCAAGATCTTCAAATAGGAAAACTAGGTTTTAATAAACCTATTGTTGTTTCATCTAAAACAGGGAAATCTAATATTGTGGAGGCGGCATTATCATGGAAACCAGTGGCTAAAAAGGCAGCTAAAACAGGAATTAAAAAAGCAATTGGAACGGCTCTTGGTACTACTTTTGGTTTGGCTAATGAAGCGTTTGGGGCTCCTCTAGGAAAAACAGTTACACTACCCACTAAAGCTGGAGAATGGTTAGGAGAAATTCCTCTGACTTTATCTGGCGCAGTGCAGGATTGGGATAAACTAGTTGACATGGGAAGATCTCCAGCAGAAAAAAAATATGCCGGAGGCGGGTCAGTAGAACCTAGAGTCGCGTATAAAGATGGAAGTGAAAAAGAACCTTTTAAAGCCAAAGACCAATATCAATTATTCGAAGACATCGCACAGGTCTCTTCAGGTTACGCAGATAAAGGCGCATTAGGAAAATTGGGTGATATTGCTGATTGGAAAAATTGGCTTTATTATACCAGCATGCTTCCAGGTGCCGCGGTTAACGTTGCAGAGATCGCAGCGAAACTTCCGTTTGTTGGAGCAGAACTTATTAGTGAACTAATAACCAAAAAGCCAAGTAAAGAAATATTTATGAAAGCACTAAAGGATATAACTCCAGGTGCATGGAAAGAGAAAGTTGGTTTAGCTTCTTTAGATAGAGCTCATGAAGAGAAAATGAAAAAATGGGAAATGTCTCATGCTCCCCAAGCATTCAAGGATATGGGAGAATTAGGTTTAGAAGTTGTTTCACCGTGGGGCTATGGAATTGCTGGTAAAGCTATTAATAAATTAAAAAAAGCATTGGCTCCTGAAAAGAGAAAAGTTTTTGATCAAACTGTAGCAGACGCTTTAGATACCAAAGGAATGAGTCGAAGACAATTTAATACATTAGTAGTTAGTGGAGGAACAATAGCGGCTCTTAAAGCATTGGGTCTCGATAAAGTTTTTAAAGGTGTTCCTTCTGTCAAAGTAGCTGATGTAACAAAGATTGAGAGAATTGGAGATGGTCAACCTACCTATCTTAACGATTTAATTGCTGTTGTAAGAGCTAAGGGGGAAAGATCAACGGTGCCTGGATATAAAGGAAGTGATTATAGTACTAAACATACTTACAAAGATATAGAAGTTATTGAAGATCCTGTTGGAAACATAAGAGTAAGAAGAAACATTGAAGGCGGAGGACAATATACCGATGAGTTTGGCGAGGTAGAGACTTGGGATGGAACGGTAAAAGAACTTGAAATGGAAATTAAAAAGGACCCTGAACAGCCTAATGCTAGTAGTTATGAAGAAGCAACTGCTCGTCCTGATCAGGATGGCTCGATGGAGGATGTCGAGTTCTTGATAGACGATGCTGATCATTTAGAATTAAAAGAGATAGCAGATGAAATTAACGATCTTATAGGAGATGCCGCAAGCTTTGCAACAGGTGGAAGAGTTAGCGCTCAACCCCCTAAAAGGGGACCCTTAGATCAGGGATTGCCTTCTGTAGCTCCAGGTGTTATATACAACGAGTGGATTAAATAATGGCAGAGAAACCAGAAGATAAAAAATTTACGCCTATTGATAAGGCACTTCCGAATATCCAAAATTTAGATTTGGATATGGATGATGTTGCGTCTCCAGTCGATGTAGAGATTGGCGAAGAAGAAATTGAAACAGAAGGTCCAAGAATAACTAATTTAGCTGATGGAGGAGCAGAAGTTAATTTTGATCCTTCTCAAATTACCCCTCAAAATCCAGACGATCATTTTGCAAATCTAGCAGATTCTTTACCTGATTCCGTTTTAGGAGTTTTGGGTTCTAATCTTTATGAACAACACATGGATTATAAAATGTCCCGTAAGGATTGGGAAGATACTTATATTAAAGGATTAGATTTATTAGGATTTAAATATCAAAATAGAACTCAACCGTTTCAAGGAGCATCGGGTGCAACGCATCCTGTTCTTGCAGAAGCGGTTACACAATTTCAAGCAGGCGCTTATAAAGAATTATTACCAGCAGACGGACCCGTAAGAACTCAAGTCATGGGTGTTGGAACTCCTCAAAAAGAACAACAAGCTAAACGGGTTAAAAATTACATGAACTATATGTTGATGAATCAAATGAAAGGTTATGATGAAGACTTTGATCAAATGTTATTTTATCTTCCTCTTGCCGGATCAACATTTAAAAAAGTTTATTATGATGCATTAAAACAACAAGCCGTTTCTAAATTTGTACCGGCTGATGATTTATTGGTTCCTTATTCAGCGGCGTCATTAGACGATGCTGAAACTGTTATGCAAGTTCTTAAACTATCAGGAAACGAAATTAAAAAACAACAGGTCGCAGGATTTTATAGAGATGTTGATTTAGGCACCCCTCAATATTTTGAAGATCCTTTAACGGCTAAAGAAAAAGAAATTGATGGTCAAAAGAAAACTAAACCTGAAGATATTTTTACACTCTACGAGTGTCATACAAATTTGAATCTGGAGGGCTTCGAAGATATTAATCCACAAACCGGAGAACCTACAGATATCAAACTACCCTACATCGTTACAATCGATGCAGGTAGCCGCACCGTTCTTTCTATAAGAAGGAACTATGCGCCCAACGATCCAACCAAGAAAAAAATCCAATATTTTGTCCATTTCAAATTCCTGCCTGGACTTGGATTTTATGGTTTAGGATTAATACATATGATTGGCGGATTGAGTCGTACCGCAACGGTCGCTCTCCGCCAATTATTAGATGCTGGTACTTTATCTAATTTACCGGCCGGATTTAAAATGAGGGGTATTAGAATCAGAGATGATGCAGCTCCTTTACAACCTGGAGAATGGAGAGATGTAGATGCTCCAGGTGGAAATTTAAAAGATTCATTTATGAATTTGCCGTATAAAGAACCTTCCCCAGTTCTTTTTCAATTACTGGGAACGGTTGTAGCGGCAGGACAAAGATTTGCATCTATCGCCGACCTGGCTGTTGGTGATGGAAATCAGCAAGCTGCAGTTGGAACAACTGTAGCTTTATTAGAAAGAGGCTCTAGAGTAATGAGTGCAATCCATAAAAGATTATATTCATCACTTAAACAAGAGTTCGCTTTACTTGCAAAAGTATTTGCTCAGTATCTGCCACCTGAATATCCTTATGATGTTGTAGGTGCACAGAGAACGATCAAAGCAGCAGATTTTGACGATAGGGTTGATATACTTCCGATTGCGGATCCGAATATATTTTCGCAGACGCAACGAATAAGTATGGCTCAAACTGAATTACAGTTAGCTATGTCAAACCCACAAATGCATAACTTATATGAAGCATATCGTACGATGTATGTAGCCTTAGGAGTGAAAGATATCGATAGAGTCTTACCACCACCTAAACCCCCAGCGCCACAGGATCCAGCGATTGAGCACATTGATGCTCTAGCGCAGAAACCTTTCCAGGCGTATCAGGGACAAGATCATAGAGCGCACGTAAGTGCGCACTTACATTTTATGGCTTTAAACATGGTTCGTAATAATCCTACCGTCATGGCTGCTATTGAAAAAAATATTTTAGAACACATTTCATTAATGGCATCTGAACAAGTACAAATGGAATTCAAAGAAGAGTTTCAACAGATTCAACAATTACAAATGATGTCTCAGCAAAATCCACAAGCAGCTCAGCAGATTCAGCCGCAGATTGTTCAAATCACTCAAAAGATTGAAGCTCGGAAAGCTATTTTAATTGCTGAATTTATGGAAGAGTTCATGACTGAAGAAAAAACTATTACTTCTCAATTCGATCATGATCCATTATTAAAGCTTAAATCCAGAGAAGTAGATTTAAAAGCAATGGATACGCAAAGAAAAGATGAGGAAATGCAACAAAGAAAAAATATTGAAAATGCTAAACTTGTTTCACGTGAAGGTATTGAAGAAGATAAACTTGATCAAAACGAAGATTTAGCTATACTACGAGCTGATACATCTTTAACTAAACAAACAATGGCTGATGCGACTAGAAAAGACATTGCGAGTATGAAAAAGAAGGATGTTAAAATCTTAAAAGGACCAAAATCTTAAGGAGGATACATGGCAAAAGATAGTAAAGAACCTTTCTACAAAGGTATTAACCAAAAACAATTCCTGAATAAGGAAGGCTACTTAAAAGGTGGTGTTGAGGTTAAAATTCCTGAAGGGATACCGACAGTTAATAAAGTTGGTGGCCAACGTAGAATGCTTGCTGACAAAAAGTCAAAAGTTAAGTGGTATTAACTTATGGCTTGGTTTGGATTAGCGAAGTTAGCACTTAACGCTGGAACACATATTTATAAAAAACGTCAGGAAACTAAAATGGCTATGGCGGACGCGCAGCATATGCACGCCGTTAAGATGTCTCGAGGTGAGGAAACTTACCAGGGCAAACTTTTAGAAGCTCGGCAAAACGACTACAAGGACGAGGTCGTTTTAGCGATTCTTACACTGCCCATTTTAGTGCTCGCATACGGGGTGTGGTCAAACGATCCGTCCGCTATGGACAAGATAAACGTCTTCTTCGAGCATTTTTCGAATCTGCCAAAATGGTTCACTAATTTGTGGATTTTGGTAGTAGCCAGTGTTTTTGGTATAAAGGGAACACAAATATTTAGAAATGGTGGCAAGAAGAAATAGACTTGCTATTTTAAATAAGTTATACTAACAATCAAATAAGGAGAAACATATGAGAAACGATTTCGGAACCAGAAGTAACGTCAGATTCCCTTATGCTAAAAGAGCTAAGAAATCTACTGGTGGTAAAAGTCAGGGCTACAATGCTAGACTTGATGAATCATTAGGTGCACGTAAAGGTAAAAAGTCTCAAAGCTTTAAAGCTAGACGAGATGAATCCAAAGGCATGGAAAAAGCTATGGGAAAAAGAGCTTATTCTGCTGTCTCAACAATGGATAAATCATAAGGAGATAAAATGGCAAATACTGGAAGAATGAATCTTTTAGAAGAAGAGGGTCGTATTAAATCTGAACCTCAAACTAAAAACGTTAAAGCTGAAGAAAAAAGAGTAGTTGGCGAAATAAAAAAAGGCTACAAAAAAGGTGGTCGTGCTGGTTTTTCTAAAGGCGGTAGTTGGGGATTAGCGACTAAAGGCAAAGGTTGCGAAATTAGATAATGCCCGGAATAGAAATTAAAGGACGAAGTAAGATCGCGAATTATCGTCATGGAGGCCGAGTAGGTTTTAAATCTGGGTCTGATGACAGATGGATTCAAAAAGCAACTAAAAACATGAGAACTGATAAACCTTGCACAGGCAAGAAGTTTGGAAGTAAAACATGCCCGCCAGGATCTAAAAGATATACTTTAGCTAAGACTTTTAAAAAGATGGCGCGAAATAGAGGATAGTGGAAGATTTAAGTTTAATTCAAAAATTAAGAAACGAAATAAGAAATAGTTTATCTGCGTTAACTATTGCCATAACATCTGGATCAGTTGACAATATTGAAACTTATAAGTATACCGTAGGACAAATAAAAGCTTACGAAGCAATTTTACAGGATATATCCAACCTGCTTGAAAAAAAGGAGCAATATGAAAAACACACAGGCAACATCATCGACATCTCAAAATCCAAAAATTAAATACGCTTTACAAGAAAAATATAAAGAAGAAAAAAATAAGCTACCTGTTCCAACAGGTTGGAGAATTTTAGTTCTTCCTTTCAAAGGGAAGAAAAAGACTAAAGGAGGAATTCTATATTCTGATGAGCAAATCGATCGACAACAACTTGCTACTGTTTGTGGTAATGTGTTAGCGATTGGTCCTCAGGCTTATCAGGATAAAGAACGTTATCCCGAAGGTCCATGGTGCAAAGTGGGAGATTGGGTAATCTTCGCTCGCTATGCAGGATCTCGGTTTAAAATAGAAGGAGGAGAAGTAAGATTACTCAACGATGATGAAATCATCGCAACCATTAAAGACCCGGAGGACATTGTCCACGAGTTTTAACATAGAATAGGAGAAACTATGCCAGTAGAAGAAGTAAAAAAAGTAGAAGAAGTTAAGACAGAAGACTCGAAAATGGTTCCATTAGATACAACTGGTCCTGATGTAGAAGTTGATTTACCGGATGATACCGTTAAAGAAACTCCAGCAGAGGCTCCAACAACGGAACCGAAAGAAGAAACAATACAAGTAGAAGAAGTAAAAGAAGAACCTAAGGAAGAGAAGAAAGATGAGAAAATTGAAGAGTATAGTGAAGCGGTTAATAAACGAATTTCTAAACTAACTCGAAGATACAGAGAAGCGGAACGTAGAGAAAAAGCTGCGCTCGAATATGCGCAGGGAGCTAAAAAAGAAATTGAACTTGTAAAAGAAAGATTTCAAACTAGTGAAGAAAAATACGACAAAGCCTTCTCTGAAAAAGTTTCAGAACAATTAAAATCAGCGCAAGTAGATTTAGCAGGAGCTATTGAAACTGGCGATGCTCAAAAACAAGTAGAAGCAAACAAAAAGATTGCTGCCTTGTCCATTGAGGAAGCTAGACTGAATGCAGCTGAAAAATATCGTTCTGAAACAAAGCCCAAAGTTCCTGAACAACAGGATCATTTGCGCTATAGACAAACCCCACAGGCGCTTCCGCAGGAAGCACCACCGGATCCACAAGCGGAATCATGGGCTGAAAAAAATACATGGTTCGGTCAAGACCGAGCTATGACTTTTACAGCTTTTGAAATCCATAAGGATCTAGTTGAAAAAGAAGGGTATGATCCGAAAGACCCGGCATATTATACGGAGATCGACAAAAGAATAAAAGTTGACTTTCCACATAAATTTGCTAAAGGTGGTAGTGTAGATACGGCTAGACCGACTCAGATCGTTGCTTCAGCGAACCAATCAGCTCAAAGAAGCATAAAACCTGGCCGCAAAACTGTGAAACTCACGCCTTCACAGGTAGCAATAGCTAAAAAATTAAACGTGCCACTCGAAGATTATGCGAAACAATTAAACATGAAGGAGATATAGCATATGAAAAAAGAAGATAATAAATCCCCTCGTGCTCATCAAGTTAGGTCAGAATCTGATAGACCAAAGACTTGGGTGAATTCATCTCACTTAGATGCACCGGAATGTCCACCTGGATTACGACAACGATGGATTCGTTATGAAACGATGGGAGTAGATGATGTTAAAAACATCACCTCTCAACTTAGACAAGGATGGGAACTCGTAAGAGCTGATCAATATCCTGACACTAATTTTCCAGCGATCGAAACAGGCAGATATAAAGGGTTCATAGGAGTAGGTGGTCTAGTGTTGGCTAGAATACCGGAGGAGATCGCTAAACAACGTGATGCGCATTTTAGGAAACTCGCACGCGATAAAAACGAAGCAATAGAAAACGAACCTCTTAAGGATCAACATCCGAGTATGCCTATGAGTAGTCATAGACGTACTTCGTATAGTTTCGGTGGTGCAAAAAAGAACGATTAATTTTTTAGTCAATCTTTTAAGGTCAATCCTCGCTATCGAATTAATATTAACCCGTTCATAGGGAAACTTATGAACAACTGAAAAGGTAAATAAAATGGCAAATAGACAAACTCAAGGGTTTGGACTTAGACCTGTGTCAACGTTGGGGGATACTCCATCAACTCAAGGTCAATCCAAATATACTATTGAAGCTGCCTATGGGACCACTATTTACAATGGAGAACCTGTTATTCTAGACCGTGGTGGCGTTACAGACGCTGGCGGTTTTATAACTTCAGGGACTGCTTCTACTACAAATGCCGTGTGTGGCGTGTTGAATGGTATTTTTTATAATGCCGCTACAACATTAAAACCAACATGGGCAAATGGATATGGAAGTACAATCACTCCGGCAAATAGTGAAAACATAACAGCATTTGTTAATGACAACCCTTTCCAGGAATACGATGTCGTTTTAGCTGGCATAATGGGAGCATCTCAAAATGCACAGCAAGCAAAAATCGGCTTAGTCGCGGATGTCGCAAGTACAGCAGGATCTTCAATTAATTTGAAGTCCTCTACTACTTTGGGAACTCCAGCTACTTCCGGTTTAGGTTGGGCAATTGTCCGTAAAGGAGAAGACCCTGACAATAGCGATTTCGCTGCTACATTCAGTACTGTAGTTGTTGTTCAAAACAACAAATACAACTCCTGGGTAGCAGGCATAGCATAATAGGAGCATAATAATATGGCAATATCACGAGCACAGCTAGTCAAAGAACTAGAGCCAG